CTTGCGCACGCACGACGTTGATACGCTCGCTCAGCTTGTCGTAGTTGCGCTGGTTCTGTTCGACATTGTTGCCACGGTCGACTGCCTCTTTGAAGCGCTCGGCCCGATCCGTCAGGTCTCGCAGCTTGTGCGCGTGTGCCTCCGCGTTTCTCGTCAGCGTTCCGAACTCATCGGTGCCGGTCAGGATCTCTTCGCGGTTCGATGCCTTGCGGAACGCCACGTAGTTCGCGGCGAAGTTAACGAGCACAGTGGCCGCCTGTGCGGCCCATCCCACGAACGTCTGGAAGGCCTCGCGCGTCTTCGGGTCACCCAGCGCCGCGGTAAGACTTTCAACCGCCAGTCGCATGCCCTCCATGCCCTTGCCGTCCCCGGTCAAAAGCTGTTTGAAGGTGTTTTGCAACGCAGACAATGCGCCACCAAAGGTGTTGCGGGCGGCAAGCGCTGCGCCGCCATAGGACGCCTCGAGCTTGCCCAGCACGATCTGCTGCGCCTCGTACAACTGCCCCGACGACTCGAGCTGCTTGGCCAGCTCGACCTGATCCTGTCCGAACTGGATCCCGATCTTGCTCAAGGATTCCATGCCCTTGCTGGGTGCATTGATGGCCTCGCCCAGCAGCTCTGCGGACTGCGCCACCGTGCGCCCCGTGCCCGCTGCCAGGTCAACGACCGCCTGCATGGTTTCGGGCACGGCCTTGCCGACAATCCCGGTATAGGCCAGCAGCTGCGTCTGCGCCTCGTTGATCTCGCCCGAGGAATAGCTGCTGCTGCCTGACAGCGCCCCCGCCATCTCGTTGAGCTGGTCGCGCGACCAGCCTGCTGCGTCGCCCGTGGCCTTCAACATCGCCGCCAGTTGCGTCTGCTGCCGTTCGGCCTTGATGCTTTCTTCGATGAACGTTCGCAGCGATGCTTCAGCAAGGCCCAGAAGTGCAGAGCCAGCCACGCTGCCGACCACCGAACGCACCTTCTCCAGTCTCTGTGCCGACTCCGTCGCCGCGGCCGCCTTGACGCTGACGGCATCCAGCTCGTCCAGCAAGGGCTGCAGTGCGCCGCTGCCGATGCCTTTCTGGCTGGCCAAGGCCTCCCAATAGGCGCGGCTTTCCGTGGAGCCTGCCTGCATCGCGGCGATCTGCTTCTGGATCTCGCCTTCCATACCGCGCGTCGCGCGCGCCATGGCCTTCGATGCGACGTCACCGCCGCGCCCCATGCCGGACAGATCCTCTTCAGCCTTGCGCGCTGTCTGTTCTGCCGCGCTTCCAAAAGCTTCGACGGCGCGACCGGCGCGCTGCATGCCGGCCTCGACACCCTTGGTGTCTGCGCCGATAACGATGTTGGATTGAAGGTCGATGGCCATTGCCGCGCCCAAGAAAGAAGAGCCCGCGGCCTAAGCCGCGCGCTCTGGGTGTAAGGAATCACCGCGCACGCGGTGGGTGCGAGAGTCTTCGCCCGCTGAACTGTCGGTGCCCGGCGCGGCGGGCCAATCGCCGGCCTGCGGCCTGCGGCACGGTGTGGCCGCTCGGCCTACTGCGCCTTGTGCTGGGCCAGCTGGCAGATCTTGCGCAGTGCCGCGCGCTCGATCTCCCGCACGCGCATGTAGAGGTCGTCTTCCTCGTCCTGCGACAGGCGCAGGCGCCCGATGTCCGCCAGCACGACCGAGCGGTCCAGGCCGGTGGGACCGGCCGGACCGAAGCGCCATTGCGTGTAGCAGTACTCGCTGAAGAATGCCACCGCCGCCTGGTTGCACGGCCAGACCTCCACCAGCTCCTCCTCGTAGTCCTCCCGGCTCAGGCCGTGGGCTTCAAGGTAGGCGTCGCTCGGAAGCTCCTCGTACAGGGCGGCGGCGGCCTCCCTCAGTTTTTTGCGGCCGCGCCCGCGTTCTCCTCGGCGAAGCGGTCGATGATGGCGCGCGCCGAGCCCAGGTAGCGGGTCACCAGCTTCTCGACGTTGCCACGGTCCCAGGGCTCTTCCAGGTCCCAGCCGCAGGCGATGTCCATCACGGCGTCCGTGTCGCGCTCGTAGTCCTTGAGCTTGGCGCCGAAGGCCTTGAAGGCCTCCTGGTCGTGGTGCTTGAACGTGAACTCCACGGGATGCGGCGACTTGCCCGGCACCGGGATCTTGACGGTGGACTTGAAGGTCGGCTCGATGTCGAGCGAGAAGGGTTTGAGCATGGTTTGCTTTCTGGTCGGGAAAAAAGGACCCCGTCCGCATACGGTCGGCGGGGCATGGAACGGCCCTTGCGGGCCGGAGACACCGAGCGGTGTTAGGCGACGACCGCGCCCGTGAAGCGGGTCGGGCGCGCGCGGCCGTTGAAGGACACGCGCAGGCGGTTGATCTGGCCTTCCTGCAGAACAGGCATCGGGTTCATCGCGACGTTGCAGGCCAGGTAGGTCGGGTTCTTGCCGCCCTTCATGAGGATGCGGACGGCCGTGTCCGACTGCTCCTCCGTGGCCTTGCTCAGCGCGGCAAAGCCCGCGGTGGTGATGTCGTCGTCGATCTCGATGGTGTAGCCCACGGCCGAGAAGCCGTTGTTGATCTGGTACTCGTTCTCGTCTTCGAGGAATTCGTACGTGACGTTCTTGGGCTCACCGCCGGTCGTCTGCGGGTTCATCACCTTGGGGATCTGCGTCCAGCCCGTGACCTTGCGGAAGCTGCCGGCGCCCTGGCCCGTGCCGTTGGGGTACAGCGCGACGGCCTGCGTGTCGATGGTGTCGAGCTTGAACGTGCCGGCCGTCAGCTGCGTCACACGGTAAAAGCGCCGGTTCAGCCGCGTGAACGCCGACGTCAGCTCGATGATGTCGCCGGTCGTCAGGCCATGGCCGGAAGAGGTGACGACCGCTTCAGCGGCGTTGGAGATCTCGTTGATGACGATGGAGGAGCCAAAGCCGGTGGCGATGGAGAAAGTGCTTCCTTTGGGCAGTGCTGCCATGGGTGACCTCGTGAAGAAAAAAACCCCTTGCGGGGCGGATTTCTGCGAGGGCTGCAATGGGCGGCGGGGCTTGCGCGCGGCCGCCCTGCCGTGGCAGGGTTGGGGGAAACATCAGGCGCCGGGCTGCTGTTCGAGCCACTTGCGCCACGCCTTGAGGCAGCCTTCCAGGTGCCGCAGAAGCGTCAGGTGCAGTTCGCGTGTTGCGCTGGTCATGGTGGTGTCGGACTAGCAGTCCGCCCAGATGGAGAATTCTTGCCGCGACCCGTAGAGCCGCGTGCCGTCTTCGTAGGTACTGACACTGGCGCCGACGGGATCGGCCTGCAGCTCGGCCGCCTGCCGCAGCGCGGCCTCGGCCGCCTTGATCAGCGTCTTGGCGCTTGCACGTGTCGCAGCCCAGGCGGTCACCTGCATGCGCGCGTTTTCCATGTCGGGCAGCTCGTCGCCCATGTAGGCAACAGCGCTTCCGCCGGTCTGCTGGTAGACCAGGCGCGGCAAGGGCGCGTCGACGGGCGCCACGTCGGGAAACACGGCGCCGTCGACCAGGGGGCTCAGGACGGCGACAAGAAAGGTCTCAAGGGTCATGTGTTGGCCTTTGCAAGAGCGGGTCCCCACGGACCTCCCGCGGCTGCGGGAGATGCCTCGCGGAGGACGCCAGGGGACAGGAGGATGACGGCCTGCGCCAGCGGCGGGCAGCGGCAGTCTTGTGCGATACCGCCAGAGCAGCCCTGCCCACGTATCTGGTTTGCCGCGCTTGGAGGGGCGCCTCGGTGGCGACCTGCGGAGGACTGCAGCGGCCCGCCTGGAGCCGCTTGCAGCACCGCCACACACACCGCCTTGACCAGTGGCCGGAGCCGGCCGCGCGGCCAGAGTCGGCAGGTTCGCGCGGACGTCATGCGAGCACCTTGCAGAGCAGGTCCATGTGCTCTAGCCGCTCTTCGTCCGGAACGACGGCCACGATCTCGTAGACCGTGCGGCCCTGGACCGCACGCATGCCCGCCTGGATGTCCTGCCGGTAGCGCACGCGCATGCGGGTGCTGGTGCCGGTGCCAGTGCGGATACCCGTGCGCTCCGCATCCGCAGGCGCGTCCGCTGCGGTGTCCTGCGGACCGCCGAAGCGCCGGACATGCGCCCACAGCTGGAGATGCGGCAACCACGACTGCGCGAGCAACTGCCCCCAGCCGTCTCGGGCGCCCCCCTTGCGCTGGATCTCGATGCGCCGGTTGAGCAGGCCGGCTTTCATGCGACCACCGGCTTGCGCAGCGTGCAGAGCAGCGCCAGTGCGGCGGGGACCAGGGCGTAGCCGGCCTCGCACGGCGGCACGGTGGCGTGCGCCCAGCCACCGTCCCGCTCGCGGTACAGGT